ATTCCCTCTGTAAATATACTACGTATAATATATGGTAATCAATCCGGCAAGGCCCCTACCCGATGAAAGTGAGCGATGCCCACCCCCCGCGAAGCCATCTTCACCGCCCTTCACGCGGCGCTCTCGACCCTTCCCGCCACAACCCTGCGCGGTGACGTCCTGCCCGAGCGCGTGCCAACCGCTGGCCTCCTGATCCTGCGCGATGGTGAGCCTGGGGAGCCGGAGGTGACACTATCGCCGCTGCGTTATTATTACGAGCACCGCGCCGAGATCGAGGCGGTGGTGCAGGGCGCCGACCGCGACGCTGCATTCGACACGTTGACCGCCAGCATCGGCTCGGCGCTTGCCGCCGACCGCACGCTCGGCGGGCTCTGCGACTGGATCGAAGCGGAAGCGCCGCGCCCGGTCGAACTGCCCGTCGAAGGTGCCGCGAGCCTGAAGGCGGCAGTGATCACCATCGTGCTGCACTATTCTACCGCAGATCCGCTGGCGTGAAGACCCTCAACAGGTACCGTAGTAGCCCTTGGAGAACCGGCAGTATTCCTGCGCGACACCGGAGCGGATCATCGCGGCAGCGATGTCGCGACCGTCCGGCAAGGTGCATTGCGCAACCAGCCGCCCATAGCGGTCCAGGTCACGAACGACACAGCGCAGATACTGGCCCGAAATCAGGTTGCGCATGGTTGCTGTCGCGGCAGGACCCCCTGCGGTGTTCCACTCTGGGGCATCCAGTCCCCAGACGCGAATCCTGCGGGACTCGCCCTTGAGCGTGAACGTGTCGCCGTCCTGCACCTTGCTCACGCGTGCTTCAATCACCGTGGCGGTCTGTGAGACTGCCGGTATCGGCGCAAGAACAACGGTCAGCGCGCCCAGTGCAATCGCCGCTGCGCGCAGGCGCCAATACTTGCGGATGTTGTGCAGGAATTCGGTGCTCATGCGGGAATGATGCCAGAGAGGCGTCGCGCTGGGCAAGCTAAACTGACGCTTTCATTCGGATAAGGAGTCCCCCCATGGCACGTGCGCAAGGCGCGCGGGCGCAGATGGCGCTTGCGTTCGAGACGGTTTACGGCACCGCGCCCGCCAGCGGCTACAAGCTGATGCCCTTCGCGCGGGCAACGCTCGGCGCCGAGCAGCCGCTGCAGGCCTCGGAACTGCTGGGCTACGGCCGCGATCCCTTGGCCCCGATCAAGGACGCGGTGACGGCGGATGGCGAGGTGGTGGTGCCGATCGATGTCGAGGCTTTCGGCTACTGGCTGAAGGCGGCGTTCGGGGCGCCCGCGACCTCGGGCACCACGCCCAAGACCCATACCTTCCAGTCGGGCAACTGGACCTTGCCCTCGATGGCGATCGAGGTAGCGATGCCCGAGGTGCCGCGCTACGCGATGTATGCAGGCTGCATGCTCGATCAGCTTTCCTGGCAGATGCAGCGCTCGGGCCTCCTGACCGCCACCGCGCGGCTCATCGCGCAGGGCGAGGCGATTGCGACGGTATCGGCGGCGGGCACGCCGACCGCGCTCGGGCTGCAGCGGTTCGGGCATTTCAACGGCACGGTGAAGCGCAACGGCACGGCCTTGGGCAACATGGTCTCGGCCGAGATCACCTACGCCAACGGCCTCGACCGGATCGAGACGATCCGCGCGGACGGCAAGATCGAGGGCGCCGACCCCGGCATGGCCTCGCTGACGGGCCGCATCGAGGTGCGCTTTGCCGACAGCACACTGGTGAGCCAGGCCATCGACGGGTCACCTTGCGAATTGGAGTTCGTCTACAGCCTCGGCGCCAACGCGAGCTTCACCTTCACCGCACATGCGGTCTACCTGCCGATCCCGCGCGTCGAGATTGCGGGGCCGCAAGGCGTGCAGGCGAGCTTTGACTGGCAGGCGGCAAAGGCCACCTCACCCGCCCGCATGTGCACCGCAACCCTCGTCAACACCGTCACGGGATACTGAGCATGATCCGCCTGAACCTCACCCCCGAGCCGCAATGGCTCGAGATCGCCCCCGGGCTTCGCTTGCTGCTCGCCCCGATGAGCACCGCGCTGATGATGGCGGCGCGGTCTGATGCGGCACTGCGCGATCTGCCCGAGGAGGCCGACAACGACACGCGCGGCATGGTCTTTGCCCGCGCCCTCGCCCGCCGCGCGCTCCTCGACTGGGAGGGGGTCGGAGATGCGGACGGCAACCCCATACCGGTGACGCCCGAAGGCATCGACGCCCTCCTGGATATCTTCCCGATCTTCGACGCCTTCCAGACCGAATTCGTAGGCAAGGGTCTGATGCTGGACGCTGAGGGAAACGCCTCATCGCCCTTGCCGAGTGGTCCTTCGGCGGGGGCGAGAGTTATTGCGCCGCCTGCGAGCGCGCCTGCCCCGACTGCCCCGCACGGCTGAACAGGCCACAGAGCATCGAGGGCGAGCAGGTCTGGGACCTTGTTGGCCGCATCGGTGGCCAGCTGCGCCTCGCGGGCAACGCGGTGATCGGCTGGGACATGGGCGCGGTGCTGGCGCTGGGCGCGGCATTGGGCATCAGCCCGCGCGCTATGGCGGAACTCCTGCCCGGCATCGAGGCGGTGATGGTGCGCAAGATGAACGAGAGGATCGGGAGCGGCGAGCATGGTTGAGAAACGCATTTCCGTCCGCCTCTCCGCGGAGGGCGGCAAACAGGTCCGCGCCGAACTCACCGGCATCGGTGCCGCCGGGGCCGAGGGCTTCGGGCGGGTCTCGCGCGAGGCGGAACTGGCCAATGCGCGGCTGGCGGCTTTCGCGCGCCGTGCGGCCATGGTGGCGGCAGCGGCGGTCTCGGCGGCTGCCGCTGCCGGGGTGGCGCTGATCCGTTCGGGGCTCACCGGCATCGATGCGCAGGCGAAGCTCGCGCAGTCGATGGACACGACCGTCGCCAGCATCCAGACGCTCGCATGGGCCGGGGACCTGGCGGGCGTCTCGCTCGGCGAGATCGAGCAGGCGGCGGGCATGCTGACCCGGCGGCTCAGCGAAGCCGCAACCGGCGCCGGGCCTGCGGTGGCGGCACTTGGCAAGCTGCGGCTTGCGGCAAATGATCTGCAGGCGCTGCCGCTCGACGAGCGCATTGCGGCAATCCAGGATGCCCTGGTCGCTTATGTGCCCGAGGCCGAACGTGCCGCGGTGGCATCCGACCTCTTCGGCGACCGCGCCTCTCTGGTGTTCACCCGGATCGACACCGCAACCCTGCGGCAGGCGAGCACGGATGTGCGGGCCTTCGGCGTGGTGGTGTCGCAAACCGATGCCGCGCAGATCGAACGTACCAATGATGCGATCGCGCGGCTCGGGCTGCTCGGTAAGGGCCTCGCCAACCAGTTGGCTGTGGCGGCAGCCCCGGCGCTCGAAGGCCTCGCCGATGCGCTGGCGCGGCTTACCGCAACGACCGGCCCGGTGGGTGGCGCGATTGCGGCCCTCCTCGACAACCTCGACCGCTTCGCCGCCTATGCAACGGTGGCGGCGGTGGCCCTCACGCTGCGCATGACGCCCGCGGTGATCGCGGGGGCGCTTGCGGTGGCGCGCCTCACGCAGGCGCTGGTGCTGACGCGTGCGGCGCTCATTCGAACCGGCTGGGGCGCTGCAGTGGTGCTTGCCGGGGAACTGGCCTATCGCATCTCCCGCGCGGGCGAGGCGGCGGATGCCTCGTCTGAAGCGCAGGCGCGGATGAACGAGGCGCTCGGCATCTATGCGCAGGTCGGCGGCCCCAATGCCCGCGCCGAGGCGATTGCGGCGACACAGGCCTATGTCGATGAGGCCGCCGCCAAGCTCGAAAGCGCGGAAGCCTCGTTGGCACTCCTGCGCGCCATGCAGCAGGAAGCCCAAGCCCGGGTGCCCGAAGGCTTCACCGCAGGCGCCTTCGCCAACGACATGGCGGCGAACGATCTGCGGCTGGCGGTCGAGGCGGCGGACGCGCTGCAGGCGGAACTGACCGCAGCAAGGGCGCGGCTTGCGGAACTCGAGGCTTCCGATCCGGCGGCACCGCTGGTCGCCGCTTCAGGTGCCGCCGCCACGCTCAGCGGCGCCCTTGCAGGGGCCACGACGCGCGCGACGCGGCTTGCGGCGGCGCTCGGCAAGGCGCCCGAAGCGCTCGCCAGCCTGCAGGATCAGGCGGCGGTGATCTCGGCCGGGCTCAATGCCGCGGCGATGGGCTATGACCGGCTCGGGATCTCGGCCGCGCAATACCGCGCCGGGCTCGAGCGGGAATATGGTCTGGCGCAACTCACGCATTACGAACAGCGGCAACTGGCCGAAGAGCAGATCGAGGCGCGCGTGGCGCTCTTTGCCGCGAACCAGCGCCGCCAGGCCGAACTCGATGCCTATCTCGCGGGGCTGGCAGAACTCCCCGCTGCGGAAGCCGCGGCTGGCAGTGCCGCTGTGGCGGCGGCGGAACAGGCGGCGACCGGCTGGGCGGCGGTGACCGCGGCGCTCGGCGATTATGCAACCTCCGCGATGGACTGGGGCAAGGGGCTGGGCGAGACATTGAGCCGCGCCTTCCAGAGCGCAGAATCGGCCTTCCGGACCTTTGCGATGAACGGTAAGCTCGACTTCAAGGGCCTCGTGCAATCGATCCTCGCCGATCTCGCCACCCTCGCCTTCAAGAGCGCGGTGCTGGGGCCGATCGCCAAATGGCTGGGCTCCACCTTCCCGGCGCTCTTTGCCCCGGTCGCGCATGCGGGCGGCATGGTCGGGGCGGCGGGGCCGACGCGCGCGGTCTCGCCGCTTCTGTTCGCCGGGGCACCACTTCTGCATTCCGGCGGTTGGGCGGGGCTCGCACCCGACGAGGTGCCGACCATCCTGCAGCGCGGCGAGCGGGTGCTGTCGCGCCGCGAGGTGGCCGCGGGGCTGGGTGCGGGTGGCAATGGCGGCACCAATGGAGGCGGCGTTCACATCAGCATCGATGCGCGGGGTGCCGTCGCAGGTGTCGCCGAGCAGATCGATGCGAAGCTGCGCGCCGCGCTACCCGAGATTGCCCGCATCGCCAAAGCCAGCGTTGCCGACGGTCGCCGCCGTGGCCATGCGCTCTGAGCGAAGAGGCCACCGATGATCCCCGAACTGCCCCTGACCCTGATCGCCAGCCTCGAGCGGCGCTTCATTACCGCCACCTCGCTCGCCACCTCGCCCTTCACCGGTTCCGCGCAACTGCAGGACTGGGGCGGCGAATGGTGGGAATATCAGATCGAGATGGCGCAGACCCGGGGGCGCGATGGCCGCCGATTGGCGGCCTTCTTCGCCGAGCTTGGGGGTCCGCGCGGGCGGTTCCTGTTCCGCGATCCGTCGATCAGGCAGAGCCCCGGCGCGGGTGAGCCCGTGGTCGATGGTGCCGGGCAGTCGGGCAACGCGCTGGCGACGCGGGGCTGGGTGGCGAATGAACCCGCGCTCATGGCAGGCGACTTCTTCTCGCTGGGGAGCGACAGTGCGACGCGGCTTTATCAGGTCACCGCAGATGCCACGGCTGATGCAGAGGGGCGCGCCACGCTCGCCCTCGTGCCGCGGCTGCGGGCATCCCCCGCCGACGCCACCCCGCTCGAGATCGCCGCCCCGGCGGTGCTGCTGCGCCTTACCGCCCCGGTCGCCACCCGCATCGGTCGCGTCGAAAGCTACCGTTTCTCCTTCACCGCCCGCGAGGCGCTATGAGCCGCGATCTCAGCCCTGCCTTTGCCGCCGCCCTCGCCGAAGCAGACCTGCGCCCGGCGCTCTTCTTCGAGGGCCAGTTCGCTTCCGGCTGGCTGCGCCTCTGGACCGGACTGGGCGAGATCGCCTGGAACGGCGCGCTCTGGGCCGGGGCGGGTTCGCTCCTTGCTGTCAGCAGCATTGACGAGCGCGGCGAGGTGGTGGCCTCGGGCACCACGATCTCGCTTTCCGGCGTGCCGCTCGACATGGTGCAACTGGCCATCGCCGAGGCGCGCCAGGGTCTGCCCGGCCGCATCTGGCTGGCGCTGCTGACCGAGGACGGTGCCATCATCGCCGACCCGGTACAGGCCTTTGCGGGCCGTCTCGATGTGCCGCAGATCACCGACGATGCCGCCACCTGCACCATCACGCTGAGCTACGAGAGCCGCCTGATCGATCTCACCACCCCCCGAAGCTGGCGCTACACCCACGAGAGCCAGCAAGCGCTGCACCTTGGTGACCGGGGCTTCGAGTATGTGACCGCGATTCAGGACAAGGAAGTGACCTGGGGGCGAGGGTGAGAGGGGGGGAGGTTGAACGGCGCGCGGCGGGTTCGGGCCCTTCAACGACATTAGGGTACGGCATGGCCGGACGGGGCATCTCGCGGATGCTGCAGGGCGTTGGGCCCCAACCGGCCTCTCGGGACGCATGACAGGCACCTCATGCGAATTTTTTACGTGAGGTTGCGCTATCACGTTCAGTGCAACTTGACTCTACCCTAGATTGTTTTACTTGGCTCAGGCTAGGCTAAATGGTGCAGTCGTCACCGATGATCTGCATCGGGGAGCCTTTATCTAGCTGCGAGGCAACCTATAGGGAATGTGGACGTGATACATCCAGTTGACGCGTATGTTGGCAATCGGCTTCGTGTCGAGCGCACCTTGGCTACGAGAAGCCAGGCTGAATTGGCCGAACGAATTGGGGTAAAATTCCAACAGGTGCAGAAGTATGAAACCGGCGCGAACAGGGTCTCGGCCTCAAGGCTCTGGATGGTCTCGAGGTTCTTGAACGTCCCAATCTCGACCTTCTTCCCTGACGAGCCGGGGGCCCAACAACTCGAACTGAACAGATACAGCCTTCATGACCTAAGAATTCTATCTCAAATCAAAGGATTGGGAGATACAGAAAAGGCCGCGGTGCAAAACCTTCTGAGGGTGATGGTAAACGCCTCTGACAACCCTCAATCGCTGGTCTAGCAAACTCTCGTGGTCGGGACTTGGCCCTGTTCAAGACATGGACCCGTCAATTTTCGCTTTGCGCGAAGGACCCACCCAATGGCCGCCTTGCGCGAACTGCGAAGGACTGTGGCCTTGCAGAGAACAACCGCGCTCCGCCCAGCGCGTTGATCTTGCCACTGCTGCGACGGTAAACTGAACGCACAGCACTAATGGCCGGAGCGTCCGCAATGCAGGCCTTGGTGCTCTGCGCAACGAACGCCCGTGTTTCGCGCTTAAGGTTCTTTCTTCCCCCCATGCCCCGTCCTCCCGACTGGCCGCACCGCCTCGCCGCGGCGATTGCGGCCGCCCGCACGACCCCCTTCGCCTGGGGCCAGCACGACTGCCCGACCTTCGCCTTCGATACCCGACGCGCGCTGACCGGCGAGGATGCGGCGGCGCTCTGGCGGGGCCGGTATCGCACCTACCGCGGCGGGCTGCGGCTGATGCGGCGGCCGGGGTGGGGCTCGCTTACAGCGATGGGCGACGCGCTCTTGGGCGCGCCGCTGGCCAGCCCCTTGCTCGCGCAACGCGGCGACATCGTGCTTGGCCCCGACGGCCGCGGCTTCGGCGTTTGCACCGGGGCCACCGCAGTCGGCATGGCGCCCGAGGGGCTGATCACCTTGCCGCTGACCACCTGCACCCGCGCCTGGAGAGTGTGACCGATGCCGTTCCTTGCCCCGATCGTGACCGCCGTGGCGGGCTGGGTCAGCACGACCTTGGCCGCAGGTGGCCTCGGCGCGATGCTGCTGCGGCTCGGCGGCTCGCTCTTGCTCAGCTACGCCTCGCAGGCGCTGATGCCGAAGCCGAAGGCACCGGCGCGCACGGTGACGGTGCGCGCCCCGGTGATGCCGCGCGATCTGGTCTATGGCCGGGCCCGCAAGGGCGGGGTGATCGTGTTCCTGCATGCCTCGGGCGCCAAGAGCCAGTATCTGCACCTCGTCGTGGTGCTGGCCGCACATCGGGTGAAGGCGATCGGCGCTGTCTGGTTCGAAGGCGAGATGGCGGTGGATGCCGCGGGCGTCGCACAGGGGCGTTGGGCCGGGAAGGTCACGCTCGAGAAGCGGCTCGGGGATGAGGACCAGACGGCGTTTGCCACGCTGATGGCGGCCTTGCCCGAGATGTGGACGCCCGAGCATCGCCTCGCAGGCTGTGCCGCTCTCTACCTGCGGCTCAGCTATGATCAGGACGCGTTTCCGGGCGGCATTCCGAACATCGCGGTCGATCTCGAGGGCAAGGATGACATCCTTGATCCGCGCACCGGATTGCGTGGTTACAGCGAGAATGCAGCGCTCTGCCTCGCCGATTATATGGCGCATCCACGCTTTGGCATCGGGGCCACGATCGGCGCGGGTGATGGCATCGATGCCACGGCGCTGATCGAGGCCGCCAATATCTGCGACGAGGCAGTGCCCCTCGCCGCCGGTGGTACCGAGCCGCGCTATGCCTGCAATGGCGTCGTCTCGCTTGCCCAGGACCCCAAGACGGTGATCGAGGCGATGCTGAGTGCGATGGCGGGGCGCGTGGCGCATGCGGGCGGCGCCTGGCGGCTGATGGCGGGGGCCTACCGGCTGCCGGGGGTGACGCTGACCGCCGATGATGCGCGCGCGGGCGGCATGGTGCTCGCCACGCGCGTGAGCCGCGCCGAGAGCTTCAACGCGGTGCGCGGTCAGTTCGTGAGCCCCGAGAACGACTGGCAGGCGGATGACTTCCCTGCGGTGACCAGCGAGGTCTACCGCGTCGAGGATGGCGGCGAGCAGGTCTGGCGCGATCTGTCGTTGCCCTTCACGCTCTCGTCCGCCACCGCACAGCGGCTGGCGAAGATCGAGCTCGAGCGCGCGCGGCGGCAGATGTCGGTTCGCATCGCGGGCAAGCTCTCGGCCTGGGCGGCGGCGGTGGGCGAGACGGTGCTGATCGATTATCCGCGCTGGGGCTTTGCCGCCAAACCCTTCGAGGTGCAGAGCGTGGCGCTCGATCTGACTGCGGCGGGGGCCTCTGGCGCAACTGGCGGCGCTGGCGACGGCCCGGCGCTCTTGCCCGAGCTCGTGCTGCGCGAGACCTCGCCCTTGGTCTACGACTGGGATGCGAGAGAAGAGGCGATCTATGCCGCAGCTCCGCGCACCAGCCTGCCCTCGGCCTTCGATGTGCCACCACCCGGCGTGCCGGAGATCAGTGAGGAGCTTTACGTCACCCGCGATGGCGCGGGCGTCAAGGCGCTCGCCCGTCTTGCCTGGACCGCGGCACCCTCGGGCTTTGTCAGCCAGTACCAGATCGAGGCGCGGCTGGCGGGGGAGGAGGTGTGGGCACTGCAGGGCCGCACCGATGCCACGGCCTTCGAGATCCGCGACATCACGCCGGGCACCTGGGAGTTCCGCGTCAAGGCGCTCTCGGTGCTCGGGGTCTCCTCGGACTGGCGCGAGGTCGGGGGCGAGATCCTCGGGCTGTCGGCGCCACCTGCTGCCCTTGCGGGCCTGACACTGCAGACCGCAGGTGGCCTCGCCATTCTCAAATGGCAGCGCGTCGCGGAACCCGATGTGCGGATCGGCGGCAATATCGTGATCCGGCATTCGGCCGCGCTCACCCCCGGCTGGAACGCCTCGACCTCGATGGACCGCGTCGCGGGCAACGAGGCGATCGCGGTGCTGCCGCTGAAGCCCGGCGCTTATCTTCTGCGCGCCGAGGACAGCGGCGGGCGGCTCGGGCCGGTGGCGATGGTCACGACCGCCGGGGCGCAGGCGCTCGCTTTCGCGCCACCCGATG